GAAAGCATAATAAACCGCGCGAAGCAGCTTTATATTCCTCTGGGCGCAAGATGGAATAAAGCGGAACGCACGTTTTATTTTCCTCCCGGATCAAAATTACANTTCCGTTTTCTTGAGCGCGATGATGACGTTACGCGTTATCAGGGACAGGAGTATACATGGATAGGATTTGACGANCTGGGNAATTATCCTACAGATTACTGCTGGCGATATATGATGAGCCGCGCNCGAAGCGCGGCAGGAGCTCCNTGTTATATCCGCGGGACTGCGAATCCCGGAGGCCCTGGGCACGCGTGGATTAAAACGAGATTTATTGACGGATTTGAACCGGGGAAGATATATAAAACAAAAGACGGACTTACAAGAAGTTTTGTAAAGGCGTTAATTCAGGATAATAAAAAACTATTAAATCACGATCCTGATTATTTAAAAAGACTTGAAATGCTGCCTTCGCATTTGCGCAGGGCCTTACTTGACGGCGACTGGGATGTATTCGCAGGACAGGTATTTGACGAGTTCCGCAGGGAGAAACATGTGGTTAAGCCGTTTGCGCTGCCTTCAGGCGTGTGGAAACGTTTTTATTCACTTGACTGGGGATTTGCCAAACCGTTCAGCCTGGGTAAATGGGCNGTTAACGCAGANGGNCGGATGATTCGTTACGGCGAATGGTACGGATGCGAGAAGCATGAAGCGAATACAGGAATAAAGATGGGCGCGAAAAAAGCGGCTGAAATAGCCTGGGGACACGCGGTTGCAGAAGGAGTGACAGAAGTAATTGCGGATGGAGCAATGTGGGGTAAACAAGATGACATACCATCGCCTGCGGAAGAATGGGAAGCCACAGGATTTAAGATGATTCCAATGTATAAAGAAAAAGACAGGGTAAACGGATTGATGCAGGTACACCAGCAGATGATGACAACGGGTGAAGACGGAAAACCCATGATGCTTATTTTTGATCACTGCGTTGATTTTATTCGTACAATTCCGGTCCTTACACCCAGCCCGAATAATCCGGAGGATATAAATTCAGATCTTGAAGATCATATTTACGATGAAACGCGATACGCATGTATGAGCGAGTTTGCAAAATATCCCGGTCGCGCACTATGTAAACAGAACGGCAGCTGGAACTTCGGGACAAAAAATAAAGCAGAGTACGATCCGCTTGCGGATTAAGAGGGTTCACTATTTAACTTTTTTTACTTTATTTTTTACTGGCTTTTCAGGCTCTACAGGTTTTTTCGGCCGGCCCATTTTAACGCTTTTAAGTATCTCAAGCGTATTATTAGAATAAACAGCTTCTTGTGAAATAGGCTTTATTTTCAATCTTGTAATCCGTTGTCTTAAAGTATTCACTGGAATATCTAATTTTTCTGACATTTCTGAAAGAGTAAGTCCGTTCATTATTTCTCCTTAATAAACATTATATTATATAAAAATTAAAATGTCTATAAATAAGTACACTTTGCTTAATAGTTGTATAGTAAAACTATGAAAAAAGTGAAAAAAAAGTAAAAATATTTTTGAATCCTCTTGACAAGGTGTACTTATATAAGTACACTAAAAATATAAAGATACAGAAAGTATCAAATAATATCAGGAGGCAAGGTTATGAAAAAAGTTTTTATTAATGAAGGCAATGTATTAATAAAGAAAGAAGCGCGGGACGAATGTTATCCAGAGGCGGCAAGCGTCATTTATGTAGACTTCGAGCTGCTAGCCAAGATGGCGAATACCGGCAGTTACACGTATGAAAGCGAAATCGGCGAATTAACATTTAGTTATAATTGGAGTGATAATAATTTGCTGATGTACTGCTTTAAAGGGCTGAAGGAAGCGGAGCGCGTTAAAAAGCTGCTTCGCAAGATGCTGAAAAAACGGTATGTAATTAGGGAAGTTGAGTGCGATTCTGAAGGCTACTCAATTTGTTTTAAGGCATACAACAATAAAAAAGCCGCTAAACGCGCTGGCTGGAATGAAAACGATCTGATCTCAGATGAAGGAGTTTCCTTTGCAGCATAAAACTACTTGACGGTCTTAAATTAATATGTTATAAACAATTTAAGTATAATTATTGGCTACCGGACCACCGGCGTTGATAGATACAAACCTTATTTCCGCATTAACAAAACTTTGTTTGCGGGCAGGAGTGTCTATGCGTCGGGAAAGCGTATCTGAGAAAGAAAGAGTAGCCGACTTCAAAAAACGTTTCGAACGCCTCAAAGAAGAAAGAGCAAAGCGCCTTCCCGACTGGAAGGATGTTCAAAAGTACGTTGCCCCTTCAATAATAAACTGGGAAAATCCCAAAGAAAAAATACCCAAAAGAGCTAAAAGATTTACAGGAAGACCGACACAATTTGCCAGAACTTTGCGTACAGGACTTGTAGGATATTCCATTTCCCCTAACATCGTTTGGTTAAAACTTACGATGGAAGATCAGCATCATCTTGATAAAATATACGGCGCCAAAGACTGGCTTGAGGAAGTAGAGAGAAAACTTTACGCAGAGTACAGGAAATCAAATCTTTACCAGCAAATGTCAAAAATGATTGATGACGCCGTTCATTACGGCATCGGCGTGATGTTAATCGATGAATTAATAAATGAAAATAAATTAAGATTCACTGCGTTAAAGATACAAGAACTTTATTTAGATATCGATGAGTATGACAGGGTTGAAACAGTGTACCGTAAATACTGCATGAAACTGGATAACGCATCTTCATTCTTTGGCAAGGATAATCTAAGCGATAATCAGAAAAGAGATCTGGATAAAAATGAAAATTATGATAAAGAAATAACAATTATCCACGCCGTTTATAAGCGTGATGAATATGACATTAATTCTAACGATCCAACAAATATGCCCTACGCATCGGTATATCTTGATGAAGATGAAGACAGGATTATTCTTGAATCCGGATACAATGAATTTCCTTACGCTGTTTTTATATGGGAGCCTGCGACAGGTACCGCCTACGGAGAATCGCCTGCTATACAGGCCCTTGACGATATCCGTATGCTAAATAAAATCGACGAACAGAAATTAAAGATTGCGCAAATGGCGGGATCCCCCGCGTACAATGTGCCTGATTCAATGCGAGAAAGTACAAATGTTGTGCCTAACGGTTTCAGCTATTATAAAAAGTCTGATGAAATTATATTGCCGGTTAATTCCGGTATGAACTTTCCTATTACATTGGAAATATACAAAAACATCGAAGACAGGGTTAAAGACTGGTTTCATGTTGATTTTTTCCTTGCTCTGCAGCATCAGAATACCGCAAACATGACAGCCACGGCGGTAATGGAACTGCAGGGTGAAAAAGCCGCGGTCCTTTCGGATTTGGTTGTTAATTTAAATTCAGCATTGGAAAAAATAATTCAGCGCAGTTTTAATCTTTTATGGAAACAAAGAAAAATCCCCCAGCCGCCTTCAACTCTCTCTCACTCCGGAGCGCAGTTAAAAGTTGAGTTCATGGGCCCATTAGCCCAGGCGCAAAAGAAATACCATGAGTCGGCGGGCATTGGACAGGCTCTTGGAATTATAAGCGCTATAGCCAATATAGCAGGGCCGACAGCTCTTGACGTGGTTGACATAGACAAAACTCTTAAAAGAGGACTTGAAGGCGTTGGCTTTCCGCAAGAAGCGATCAGGGAAGATAAGGATATTGAGGAACTGCGTAAACAGCGCGCAGAACAGGAAGCGCAGCAGCGCCAGCAGGCCGAGGCGATGGAAGCGCAGAAAAACCTTACAAGTAATTTCAACAAACTGAATGAGCCTGTTAAACCGGGCTCAGCCCTTGATGAGATGAACAAACAAATGGAAGGAGGATTTTACAGGTGAGTAAAGCGATATTAGAAATAGAAACACCGCAATCGTGTAGAATGTGTCCAATAACACGAATAATTAATTGTAAAGAAGGACACGATATTCTTGATTTAAATGGACAATATATTCAATGTCCAGAAATTAGAGCAACATGGGACGATAGTATATTATTTAAAAATAAGCGTAACCCTGACTGCCCGCTAAAAATAACAAAAGAAAATCTGCGGTGGCAGGGAAATGGGACAGAAACTATTGGTTATTACATAACTTGTCCTGAATGTAAAAAAGAGCCGCATGGTAATTGGGATAGAGAAGAATTTTCCGATGATGATTTTCCTAACTACTGCCCTTCATGCGGTATTAAACTTTTACCGCCGGAGGGGTTATGAACGATCCGTGTGAAACATGTAAAAGAGAAACTTGCATTCGGGTAGAAAGTAAACCTTTTTCATTATTTGATAGACCAATTAATCGCTGTAAAGATCATGAAAAATTTCAACGTAAATTATTTCGTATATTTATCAGCCAACTTAAAGAAGCATGTAATCAGAAGGTAATAACCTGTTGAGGAGGAAGAATGAAAAACATAATTAAAAACTTTTGGAATAACAGGAAATTATCCGAAGCGGATAAAAACGAAATGATGGTTGATACCTGCCGCAAGGTATTTAGTACAGAGGAAGGCAAGGTAGTGCTTAATATGCTGATTACTGATTTAAGGCTTTTTCAGTATTCATACACAGATACAGATAGAGAAAAATATTTAAATGAATATGCAAAATTTTTTATTCGGGAGCGGTTAGGGGTAAGTGATACAAAGACTTTAACGGATTTTATCGCTGAGACTTCCTCTTTCGCAGGAGGAAAATAATATGACAAAAAACCTGATTGACCTGC